CCGTAATGGGGGTCAGAGACCCACCGCTCCAGGCCTATGGTATGGCCAAAATGTTCCAGTTACTTCACTCGTACATATCGACACCGAGGACATCAAGTCCAAATTGGTAGAGGATCATACGACGCTCAAACTCCGTACCTTCGACGGGACTGAAATCCCGCCGGAGAGTATAAGAAGTCTGGTCGCCGGGGATCCATGCTACTATATCGGCGTTTAAAAGATCAACCATGATCCAGTCAAGGATCTGCTGATTCCGATACGGCTGCTCAGTAAGGTTAACGTTACTGAGATGATGCATTATCAGGTCAAACAGATCTGTAGATTTAGACATGGTCAATCTCCGATTGATAGAGTGAAGCACATGAAGAACAGGTACACTGTCTCGATAGCTGGCTGGTCGGTACAAAGACTTCGCCAACTACGTACCGCTGCCCCTTGTGAGGGAACACCATGCTGTCCTTGGGGTCCGTGAAAAGACACCGAGGGCGACGTTGGCCCGTTGCCTTATCAAGCTGACGCTCGATAGAGGTTAAGGACTTCACGAGAAGTCCAGTGATCGAGAGATCACTATCCTTCTTTGGAATGGCGAGTATGCTTTTACAAACATACCCTTCCCATCCATCGGTCGATCGGCTCGGGAGAACTTCGTCAAATTCACCGACGAAGCCTCCATCGCCAAGAGTCGACAACAAGCACGGCCTACGCCATTTAGCAGGAGCATAGCTTCGCAGCCACGCTCTAACACCGTCAAGCCTTTCGAGGATCAGAGGGTCCACCCAGGTTGCCCATCTCTTTTGGAGACGGAATATCTGATTGTGGATCTTGAATAGATCGAGAAGGGTCTTCGGTGGCTTCTTGACGTAAAACGGCGTCACATCGCATCCTAGGTAGAAGTGCGAACCGCACGACTCCCTAAATGGGCCGGACCAGTAGCTTTTATCATCATTCGGCTTAAAACCGAGTAGATGCAAGAGGCCAAAGACCGGTTCTACGATCGCCGAAGGGACAATTAAGTCATCCCCGTAAGCAATCACACGATGTGAATCAGCACCATAAACGTCAGCCACAGCTCTGCAGAGACACCAGAAGATCAGTGTCTCAAGCTCGAACGTGTAGCCGTTGCCCATGGAACTGAACTTCTGGTAAAATATTTTCTCACCAGAAGGAAGAACTCCAAACGGGCTGCGAGTCTGCCCTAAAGCCTCGCTCCATTCGGGAGGCACCAAGAGATCAACCAGGGTACGAGAAATCGTATCACTGGCCATACTCAAATCGATTGTAGCCAACGAACCATCACGTGAGCCTTCACAGGCGGCGTTTTGGTTGTTTGTCTGGGTGTTCAAGTCCAGACCGGCTTTTCTCAATCGACGTCGAATAACGGAACCGATTCCCTTCTGAATAAACAAATTCATACAGGGTTCGATCGCTATCGTACGGTGCGTCTTATAGTTCTTCGGGACAGTGATCACGCGATTCCCTGGCACTACTTTGCAGTAGCCCAGGCCTAGCTCCTCCGAAACGGGTTCAATGGATCGAGCCCAAAGAGGATTATGCAGCACGGCTGCATGTGCTAGGATCGCGTTACCGATCGTTGTCTCGGGATTACCCGAGTATTTGTGAGCAGCGTCCGCCTTACGGCGGGGCAGTCTCGTTGAAGCACCAGGGCCCCAGTCAAACTGCTGAGCTGCCTCGTCCCAGTCGAAAGGTCCCAAAATCCCCGCAATTAGTTTCTTGGCCCGCGTAATTACGGGTCCAAGCTGACCGAAGTCAGATGATTGCGAAAGACGATGGTTAACCACCGAACAGGAACGCTCCGCTTCAATAAATCGCTCCCAAGTGTGGTTCTCTTTCTCTGGCGACGGTTTCCCGTCATCCAGTTTAGAAAGCCACTGCGAGGAGAAGTAACGTATAGCAAAAGCGTGAATCCTTGTGTAATCTGGATTCGAGTGCTCTTGATCTATACCCCGTTCGAAGTCAGGGGGAGGCAGACAACCCCCTCCCGGCTTTCCAAACGGGCCGGAGAACCCTGTAAAGGGACCTCCGAATGCTTCGGCGATACGCTCGTGAATACGAGCGAGGGGCGGAGCACAAGCAACGAAAGCAGCCCTAAAGCTGCCGCGACCGATATTAGCCATAGGAAAATCCTCATGGTGAAAAGCCCCATAGGGGCATTTAACAGGAGCTTCGCAACGTCACCGTTGTTTCGCCTAGTGGACATGAGCGTAGTACGGCGTTAGCCGTACGTCGGCTCAAGACCCCACGTGGCGGCACGATAGGTGGCGTTACTCAGGATGTTGATGGTGTAAGCCACCAGATCCTTACGCTCCTGGTCGGTCGCGTCCTGGGCAAAGTTGAAACGAACCTGCGCGGAACTTGTCCGCACTTTCTGCGTCACGCCGTTGACCGTACCCAGAGTGGGCTGGGTCAGGGCGTAGATCACAGAATTGGCACCAGTAGCAGACTTCGCCGGGCGGTACTCGTGGGTCAGGTTGATGAAACCTGCCGCGATGCCACCCGTCTTGTCCTGCCAAAGTGCCGCGCTCCCCTGCTCGCCGGCAACGGCGAACGTGTGAGCGGCGGGCGTAGCTTGACCATCATTGATGGTAAGTGCTGCTCGAACTGGCATTGCCAGTGTCTCCTAGTTAGGCGAAGTAATCACTTCACCGTGGATTTCCCTTTCAGGAATACTTGCGTTACTAACGCAAGGGCGTTTGCTATATGCAGACGAGACCGCGGGTCCTTCATCTTCGGAAAGACGGGGAAAGGAACCGATGTACGAGCAACTCTGTCAAGCCTAACGGACTTCCCTTCGCCAACCCAGTTTGAACTGAGGGTCCAGGTAATGCCGTTAAAGTCTGTGCCAGAGCCACTTTTGCCGACAACCTTATAGTTGACTCTCGCGAGTGAACTTTCGGTATAGCCTAAAATATCCCAGCCGGCCAGCGCATCGAACTGAGCGAGATAATCGCCCACAGGAAGCAGCCAGTCGACTACAAAGGAATAGGGAAGTAATTCCCAGGCTAAGACGGCAGGATTGGTCACGCCAACTGAAGCCATCGAGCAGATGGCAGATGCATTAGGCATGGCGTCAATTCTAATATGACAGCCATACCGTCCGTGCGCCGTGACATCGGAGTAAAGGGCAGTAAAAGTCCCTTTATTTCCCGTGCCATAGACGTACGAGACATCCGTAACGGACTTAATGCGCGACACTACTGTGACTCTCCATGCACTCCTATCTAACTTATCTAAGGTTAGACAGGCTCCGTGTATATCGGAGAGTAGTGGCTTCCAACCGTACTGCAGTGCTAACCACTGACCGGAGAGACCTTTGGCACCGGAGCGAACAGCTCCTTTAATGCCTAGTCTTTTAGCAGCTTTCTTGAATTTCCCCTTTCGGAGATAAGAGAAGCTGTCGGCCAGTGTCTTCGCAGTTGACAGCAGGAGGTTAGAGACCTGACGACGCTCGGCATACGCTTGCGCAAGATTCAAAGTACCATCCTGAAGCTTGCTACGCGCACGCATTAGCGTCCGATTCGCCAGATCACTAGGTATTACCGAGGGAACTTTCGCATCTATGCTTGACTGGATGGGACTAAACCCTCCTACGGTCAGGGCACAATCTTGCGAAATCAGGGATCCACTCAAGCGCGGCCCGGTATTCGGGGCGTTACTTGGGTAGTACCTGAGAGTTCCATTTGGAGCTCGGTAAGTGTACGTTAACATCGAGTATGGGGTAGGGGCAACCCACCCATATGTCTGGTTCCAACCAGACGGCTTTGGCCTTCTAAGGTAATCCGTAGCGACTCTGTCGGCTACCCGGTCGTGAATCGTTGGATGCTGGGTCGTTGTAGACCCGGATTGCACCCAAGTCATTACGCCGGGGAGGTCAACATGATAGTCTTTACGGTTAGCCATGGAGAGTACTCGAAGTTGTACACAAACTACAAACCCGCCTGGAAAGGCGGACTGGGAGAAGGGACTAAGTCCCTTTTGGAGTAGAGCCACCATGTCGAGATCTTAGCATGACCTACGACTTCCTCAAAGGAAGTGAAGTAGGAGTTTGCTAGCAGGGTAACCTGCGAGGATCTCTATTGGCGCCCAGCGGAGCAGTCCCCTTTAG